CGGACATTTTGAAGGAAGAAACAGATGCTAACAAGGTGCTGGTAGAAAACTGCAATTCGGAGACAGGCAGCTTTGCCCTGCTCTTTGAGTTTGATGGGGACGTGAAGAAAATCCGCCATGTGCTATATAACTGTTCTGCATCCAGACCGAAAATTGAGTCTAAGACCAATGAGGAATCCAAAGAAGTGCAGACAGAAACGCTGACCATAAAAGCAAGGCCATTGGCAAGCGGGTATGTGAAAGCAAAGACAGGGGATGCCACCACTCAGGCTGTATACGATAAGTGGTATGAGGCGGTGTATATGCCCGCCAGTACTCCAGCGGTGCAAGCGGCACAGGTATCTGCTCTTTCAGCACAGGCCATAAGTAAGACAGCGGCAGCAACAGCAGAGAAAGAAGCAGATACAAAAAAATCATAGGAGGCAGGAAAGGACATGAGCATTACCAGGACGATTGAGATTGACGGCAAGGATGTATTGTTTAAGGCGTCAGCGGCGATTCCACGGATTTACCGCTTGAAGTTCCAGAGAGATATTTATAAGGATTTGCGGGCGTTGGAGCAGAGCGTGAATGGTTCGGAAGAAAGGGAGTCCGGCCTTGACCTGTTTTCCTTGGAGATGTTTGAGAACATTGCATTTGTGATGGCTAAACACGCAGATGGTTCTATTCCAGATACGCCAGAGGTATGGCTGGATGGATTTAATACATTTTCGATTTACCAGGTGCTTCCGAAGTTGATTGAGCTGTGGGGATTGAATGTGCAGACGGATGTGGAGGCTAAAAAAAACTTCGCCCAACAGAGCGTGAAATGACAACACCGCTGTTCCTCCTGCGGTGTGTGCAGTTGGGGCTTTCTATGCAGGATTTAGAACTGCTTTCCATTGGGCTGATTAATGATATGTATGCAGAGAGCAGGAATGATGAGTATAGTTTTGCCCAGGTGGCTACGCAGGAGGATATGGATAGGTTCTGATTTGCGTTGATAGAGTAGCCGCTTCCTGCTATACTGGTAGCAGAAAAGGGCTTTTTAAAGTCAGTGGGAAATAGGAAGTTGTGGAGGAGGAAAGTATGTCAATAGCAAATAATTATTATGATTTTAAAAGAGAAATTGAATTGATAATAAAGCAAAATCCGTTAGAATGCGAATTATATTCAATTGTTGCTACTATTATACGTGAAAGAGATAGCAGTAAAAATATTTCATTAAGAGATGTTTCAAGGATTACAGAACAGTCGGAGGTTATTAATCCAAGAGATAGAAAGTATAAGAATGAAGATGGAATCTATGGAAGTTCTGACTTCTTAGTAATTAATACAGATTATCTTTATTCACAAGGGAAAACAAATTTAATACTTGGTTGTATTGAAGTGAAAGCTATATACCTAGAATTAGGCAAGGGTATAGAACAGAAAATAAAACAATTTAAAGGTGAATTAAAAACATTTGGAAAATTGATTTATACAAATGGAATAGAATGGCGTCTATATGAGCATGACCCCGATTTAAAAAATCATAATCTAATATGGAAGATTACTCTTGGTAAATATATATACGGTAAACAATCAGTTGATTTAAAAATTTCTGATACCGATTATATAGAATGGAATGAAGTTAGTGAATGGCATAAGTTACTAAATGAAATTGACAAAATTAGATGGGATAATTAGTATTTAAACAAATAGGAATTTGTGGGGTGATTTAATATAAAGAATTTAAAACCAAACGAAAAAGAGAAAGAAGTATTATCATTGTTTTATAATAGATTTTATGATTTATATGAAGAAGTTGTAAATGATGATTTTATTAACAAGGATGCTAAAATAAGATTTTACAAACTAAGAGAATCATTTTCAATTTATAAAGAGTTATTGAGTTATGAGCCGATTAAAGAATACATTAATTGGATGAAAAAAGGTGGAAGACCTTATTTTGAAGGGATAATTGCGGATGATCTATTTAGTTTTATAAGAAATTTATTATTGCACTTCCCTATTTTTGATACATGGGATGAAGTTTATATAAATAAGAACTTAGCCACATGGAGCAAAGTAGGACAAATAGATAAGTTTCTAACTAAAGGCATTCAAGGAAAAATTGATGGTAAAGGCACGGTAAAATATAGAATATGGGAAGAAAAAAAGAAACAAATGACATATTTTCGTATTTATTTTCCTGAAAAATATGATGATACAAATATTTACTTAAAAGATATAATATCTGAGGAAGTTGGAATAAAATTTTGTATGGCATTAATGAGAGTGATATTAGATACACAGGTAGAGGATGCAGAAGTAACAGATATAAAAATCATGTCCCAAGTATATTTACCTATAAAGAACGAATAGTGTTTTAAATTACATAAATTCCAAGTTGCAGAGGAGATTGGTACTATATATGTATAGTGATGATTGGTTAAAGCTGGGATTTCAGCATAGTGAACGGATTAAAGTTTCAACTGTAGTGGATTATGTAATCTGGACAGACAGCAAAGGGTGTGTTGTCGGGATTACAGTTCATTTTGAAGAAGCAGACGATTATCATTATGATTTGCCTATTGAAGAATGGATGAAATTTCTCACGAAAGTTTTGAGGAACTCTAATGTAGAGAAGACTTCAAATCTATTCAAAAAATTCTTATATGAAAATAAAGACATGTTTGCATTTGAAGATGCATTGGATACTTACGAGATTAAGTATGATAAGATAGCATTTTTTGATTATTTCTAAAATTTATTTGATTAAAAATTGAATATTATAAACAATAATTTTACATAGGCATCTGTCCGAAATGGCAGGTGTCTTTTCTATGCATTGTGAGCCTTAATTGGCTCTTTTTTTCTGCCTAAATGTAGGGGAGGGGTATCCAATGGCCAACCGCATACAGGGGATTACGGTGGAAATCGGCGGAGATACCACCAAACTAACAACTGCATTAAAGGGTGTCAATTCAGAAATCCGCAACACCCAGTCCCAGCTAAAGGATGTAGAAAAACTCTTAAAACTGGATCCGCATAATACGGAACTTATGGCACAGAAGCAGAGACTTTTAAAAGATGCCATCGGGGAAACGAAAGAAAAGCTGGATGCATTGAAGGTTGCACAGCAGCAGGTTCAGCAGCAGTTTGAGCAGGGCGAGATTACCAAAGATCAGTACGATGCCCTGCAGCGGGAAATCATCGAAACAGAGCAGAACTTAAAAGACCTGGAAAAACAGGCGAAGGAGACGAATACCTCCCTGTCAAGATTTACTGAGGCGGCGGAGAAGATTGGAAAGTTCGGGGATGTCGTCACTTCTGCCGGAAAGAAGCTGCTCCCTGTCACCGCAGCCATTACTGCGGCCGGCGGGGCATCAGCCAAGATGGCTATGGATTTTGAGGATGTCATGGCCAAGGTGAATACCATTGCGGATACCACAGAGGTTCCCTTATCGGAACTGGAAAAGGCGATTCTTGACCTGTCCAATCAGACAGGAATCAGTTCCACAGAGATAGCCAGTAATGTCTATGATGCTATTTCTGCGGGACAGAAAACTGGAGATGCGGTCAACTTCGTTTCCAATTCGACCAAACTGGCAAGGGCTGGTTTTGCAGATGCAGGAAGTGCGCTGGATGTCCTGACAACCATCATGAATGCCTATGGTTTGGAGGCATCTGAGGTGAACCAAGTATCCGATGTGCTGATTCAGACACAGAACCTCGGTAAGACCACAGTTGGGGAGTTGTCCTCCACCATGGGTAAGATTATCCCGACAGCCAAGGCAAATGGCGTGGCATTGGAACAGGTGGCGGCAGGGTATGCCATTATGACTTCTAATGGTGTGGCAACTGCAGAATCCACTACCTACATGAACTCCATGCTGAACGAGCTTGGAAAATCCGGCACGAAGGTGTCGGACACCTTAAAAGAGAAAACAGGAAAGTCCTTTCTGGAACTGATGCAGGAGGGAGCCAGCCTTTCCGATGTACTGCAGATAATTTCTGACAGTGCAAAGGAGCAGGGGCTGGCTTTTGGTGATTTATGGGGCAGTGCAGAAGCAGGAAAAGCCGGATTGATTCTGCTTGGGGACAGTGCGGCAGCCTTTAATGGAACCTTGGAACAGATGCAGAATTCTACCGGGGCAACGGAGACAGCTTTCGGGAAACTGAACACCAACTCCTATACTATCCAGAAGGCATTAAACCAGTTAAAGAACACAGCCATTGAACTGGGTTCTGCCATTATGAGTGTACTGGCTCCGATCATTATGGCACTGGCGGAGAAAATTCAGGCATTCACCACATGGTTTTCCGGGCTGTCAGATGGTACCAAAAAGATGATTGTAATCATTGCAGGTATTGTGGCGGCTGTCGGTCCGGTACTGATTATCATAGGTAAGATTGCCACGGGAATCAGTGCGGTAATGAGTCTGGTCGGTATGATAGCACCTGCCATTTCTGCTTTGATTCCGGTCATTGCCGGTGTGGGTGTACCAATCCTGGCTATTATCGCTGTGATAGTGGCAGTGATTGCTATTGGTAAGTTATTGATTGCTCACTGGGATGAAATCAAGGCTGCGTGCATCAGCATCTGGAATGCAATAAAGGAGTTCTTTATCGGACTGTGGGAGAGCATTAAGCAGACTGCCGGTGCGGCATGGACAGCGATTTCCCAGTTCTTATCCACCATCTGGACAGGAATTTCCACGGCAACACAGATCATCTGGAATGGGATTGCCACATTTTTCTCCGCTTTGTGGGAAGATATCAAGAACCTGTTCCAGACCGTACTGACGGTAATTTCAACCATTGTCACTACCTACTTCAACATTTATAAGACCATCATCACCACGGTGCTGACAGCAATCCAGACCATTTTCACTACGGTTTGGAATGCCATCAAGACAGTGGTTACAATAGTGGTTACGGCGGTGCAGACATTCCTTATTACGGCATGGAATACGATTCAGACAGTTATTACCACCGTTCTGAATGCGATTCAGAACATCGTTTCTTCGGTATGGAATGGTATTAAAAATGTAGTATCCACGGTCATGAGTACGGTACAGAACGTGGTAGGCACAGCCTGGAATGCCGTGAAGAATACAGTATCTACGGTGCTGAATGCCATTAAAACCGTTGTTACAAATATTTTCAATAACATCGTAAATGGCATCAGTAGTGCCATGAGCAATGTATACGATGCCGTAAAGAATGGATTTGAGAAAGCGGCCGGATATATCAAGGGACTTGCTTCCAGTGCTTGGAACTGGGGCGTGGATATTGTCAATGGAATCGCAGACGGTATCCGTAATGCCGTTGGGAATGTGGTGGATGCGGTCAAGAGCATAGCGGACAAGATTGCGGCATTTCTCCATTTTTCTGTGCCGGACGAAGGACCGCTTACGGAATACGAATCCTGGATGCCGGACTTCATGGACGGGCTGGCAAAGGGCATTGAAAGGAGCCGGGGGTTAGTGGAAAACGCAGTAAAAGGCGTGGCTTCCGATATGGTGGTCAGCCCACAGGTGCGTACTGCAGATATGATGGCACAGCAGGCGGCATCTACTAATTCTATCAGTCACTTGCTTTCCGGCATTAAGGATTCGGTAAGCGGAATCACTATGGGCGGTGCGGGAACCATCTGTATTCCGGTGTACCTTGGCGGTACCCTGCTGGATGAAGTGGTGGTCAATGCACAGAACAGGCAGAATCTCAGATCAGGAGGGCGGTAAAAATGGCATTCATTCAATATCTGACCTTTGACAGTGTACCGCTTCCCATGCCGGATTCCTATGAAGTGGAACTGTCAGATGTGGAGGCGGATACAGGAGGGGAAACGGAAGCCGGAACCACGCAAAGGGATGTGGTGAGGAGCGGGGTGGTGACCATACCGGTTTCCTTTTCCTTAAGTCCCAAGTGGGTAAAGGCCATGGCGGAATTTCGCAGGAAGTCCAAGATAACCGTAGAGTATTTTGACACAGAAACACTGGATATCCGTAAGACAGAGATGTATATAGAGAGTTATAAAGCAAGCCTGGTGAAAGACACCTCCTACAAAGGCTTATGGACGGTGTCTTATACACTGCGGGAATTCTAAGGAAGGTGGCGTTTTCATGTATCCGGTAAGCAAAGCCTTTTTACAAGCGGTGCAGGAGAACACCCGGAAGTTCTGCTGGACTGGGAAGATTACCACAAAAGCAGGTATGGAATATATCTTTAGCAATGAGGACATTGTCAAAGGTTCCGGGTATATTACCAGCCAATGCTGCGGAAGTACCGAGATAGAAATTGGAACGGTGTATGCTGCGGAACTGGGAATCACGCTGCTTTCCGGGATTGACCGCTATACGTTGGAGGGTTCCAAAATCAGAGTGAGTTTTCACCTGGAAGTGTCAGATGGTATATACGAGGAAGTCCCTATGGGAATCTTTGAAATCAGTGAGGCAAACCGCACCATACGCTGTCTGGAAATCAAGGCATATGATTACATGCTCCGGTTTGAGAAAAGCTTCAATGGATTTGAAACGGCAGGGAATGCCTATGCATTTCTGGCTTTGTGCTGTAAAGCATGTAACGTGGAACTGGCACATACTCAGGCAGAGATAGAAGCCATGCCCAATGGCTCAGAGCTGCTGTCGGTTTATACGGAGAATGACATTGAGACATACCGGGATGTGTTGTTCTATGTGGGGCAGGTGCTTGGCGGGTTCTTCTGCATCAACCGGGAAGGAAAGCTGGAGCTTCGTAAGTATGGGAATCAGCCCGTGATGACGGTTTCTGACAGACACCGGTTTTCCAGCAGCTTTTCTGATTTTATTACCCGGTATACCGCCATTAGTTCCACCAATATCAAGACACAGGTTTCCGAGTATTACGCATTGGAGCCGGATGATGGTTTGACTATGAACCTTGGCGTGAATCCACTTTTGCAGTTTGGATTGGAAGAAACAAGAAAAACATTGCTGGAAAATATACTTACAGATCTGTCTATTATCCGTTATGTACCTTTTGATTCAGATACCATCGGCAATCCGGCACTGGATTTGGGAGATGTGCTGGTGTTCTCAGGCGGTCATGCAGATGAAAATCAGTTAGCCTGTGTCACTGGATATCAGGTAAAAATCAACGGTAAACACTCCCTGAAATGCGTAGGGAAGAACCCAAGACTGGCGCAGGCAAAGTCTAAGAATGATAAGAACATTTCTGGTCTGCTGAACCAGATTGTGGCGGGAAAGATAGGAATTCATACCTTTACAAATGCTTCTAAGTATACGGTGAATGATACAAGTGTGAAGATTATCAGTATTGAGTTTGCGGCGGCAGAGGAAACCCATGTGCAGTTTTTTGCCATAGTTCTGGTAGATGTAATAGCGGATATCAAGGAGCAGACCGGAACGGCAGCAGGAACCATTGTGGTTCCCATTCCTGCACAGGGCGAAGATGGAAAGGAAACCACACAAGATATTTCCGTAAAAGTAGAACTTCCGGTCACGTTTTCAGCAGACGGGAAGGCGGTGGCTTTTGTGAGGTACGAATTCAACGATGAGGAAATTCTGACTCATTATCCGGTAGAGAATTGGGGCAGCGGGAAGCATGTACTGCCGTTGTACTATCCAATCGAAAATCTGATTCCAAACTTCACAAATACGTTTAATGTGTATCTGAGAATGGAAGGCGGAAGTGGAACCATAGAAACGGGTGGCTGCATCGCTTCTATCAGTGGACAGGGCATGGCGGCGGCTCTGGCCTGGGACGGGAAGATTACGATAGAGGAAACCATTTCTGCATTTCAACTTGGAGCAGGGTTTTTGGTCAAAGATTTTACAGAGTCCATCGGCATAGAGACTATGGTATTGGTGCAGAGGCAGATGGCTGACAGTATGGGAAGGATTTCCATTGGCGCATTTGGCTTGCCAGTGGATACCAGTTAAGGAGGTTGTAATGAAGTTAAAAGGAACGATGTCATTGGAACTTACGGATGTAAATACCGGGGATGTGAAAACAGTGAAAGAGGAAAACATGATTACCAATGCCGTGAATCACATCTTTGGTTTGAACCCGCTGGGGGTTTTTTATGAGGCGGCAGCCAGCATTGACGGGATTGAATGGAACAAAGGGTTACTTCCCATCTGTCCGAACATGATTGGAGGAATCCTGCTATTCTCCAAAGCACTGGACGAGAATGCCGATAATATCTATTCCTTATCGGATAACCTGCCGATAGCCTATGCTTCCAACAATGTGAATTCTACGGCAAATGTGGCAAGGGGAAGTTTGAATCTGACGGAGAGTAAGGCACTGGAGAATGGCTACAAGTTCGTATGGGAATTCACACCAAGCCAGGGGAATGGAACAATAGCGGCGGCAGCACTGACCAGTGCACAGGGCGGGACAAATGCCTATGGTAGCCTGATAGATGACAGCACCACTTTTTTGCAGTTAAAGAGTGTGGATATTGGCAGTCTGTCCAATGAAAAGCAGTTGGTGCTGTTTGAGACGGTGGAAGTGAATTTTGAGAATGACCTGCTTTACTCTATTACTTATCAGGATTCTGCTGTACGGATACGTAAAGTCCGTGTTCCCATTTTCTGTATCGGACTGAATGAGAAACTGGATGATACCACCTATACGGTATTGGAGGATCAAGTAATCCAGACCACCACCTTCCGTTTTTTAGGAAAGTATACACTCTATGGAGAATTTTTAGATGGTGCTGATGGTTACTGGTACGGATTTTCCAATGAGGGAAATTCCTCCGGCAGTGCTGCCATGGTGTGGGTAAAAATCTCAAAGACTGATTATTCCATAACGGAGGGGGAATGGGTACTTTCCAATGCAATGCTTATAGATGTGGGAAACCGGGATGAGAGCGGTTCTTACCCGGAGCGGGTTTTGAAATGCTGTATGCGTAAGGGATATCTGTATGTTATGGCAAATAATAAAGAAGGTGTATATAAGATCAATACGGCGAATCCTTCTGATGTAACATTGATTCATTTAGGGTTCACCTCAAAATGGAAACCGCTTTGTGACAAAGGGACCTGCGAGGTTTATATGATCCTGATTGGTAATTTGATTATCGGAGGGGATTTCCAGATTACGATTGATGATAAGGTTTTCCAAACCCAGGGGAGCGCGAGGCTGAATGACGCGGCAACGCCACTGTTCCAGTACAAAAACTTCCTGCTGGGCTGGGGTGGAAGCTACAGTTCCGAATACCGGACCATGTACCTGCTGACGCCTTATCTGGCATCTATTAATAACCTGTCTTCGGCAGTGGTGAAGACAGTAGATAAAACCATGAAGATAACGTACACATTGACACAGGAATGAGAATATTCCATTTCACAGTAATTGGCAGCTTTCGGGCTGCCTTTTTTGTGCAGAAAAATAAAAGGAGGGCAACACGATGAAGGATGTTGCAAATACAATGCAGTATATTTTTGCCGCCATGGGCGGCTCACTTGGAGCAGTACTGGGCGGTTTTGACGGGTTTTTGTATGCACTGATTGTTTTTGTTGTAGTAGATTATATGACCGGAGTGATGATTGGAATTCTGAATAAGAAACTTTCCAGTCAGATTGGTTTCCGTGGCATTTTCAAGAAAGTGGTGATTTTTTCACTGGTGGCGGTGGCATACATCATTGACACCCGTGTAATTCAGAACGGAAGCGTCCTGCGGACAACCGTGATTTTTTTCTATCTGTCCAATGAGGGGATTTCCATTCTGGAAAATGCCGCTTTGATTGGGCTCCCTATTCCAAAGAAGATGAAGGATGCCCTGGAGCAGTTAAAGGAGAATGAAAATCATGAAGATAAATAGGAGCTATGTATCATCTAATAACACTTACAGCAGAAATAATCCGCAGTATATCGTAATCCATAATACTGATAATTTCCGTTTTGGGGCAGATGCCCTGACTCATGCCAAAGCACAGTTTAAGGGGAACTTAAGCACCTCCGTCCATTATTATACGGATGATGGTGATACGGTGTACCAGGCAGCTTCCAATGACCATGGGTGCTGGCATGTAGGGGTAAATTATGGCGGTCGGCTGTTTGGAACCGTGAACAACAAGAATAGTATTGGTGTGGAAATGTGTGTGCTGGCAGGGTATGACTTTAATAAGGCGTTTGCAAACATTGTGGCATTTGTTCGTCAGTTGATGGAAGAAACCGGGATTCCGGCTGACCGGGTATTACAGCACTATGATGTGTGTGCCAAGAACTGCCCGTCACAAATCCGGGTGAAGGGTATGTGGGAGGAGTTCAAGTGGCAGATTCAGAGCGGTGGCGCTGGTGATAATGAGGGTGATTCTTCCTATGGAAAAGAGTATGTGCAGTTCATTGAAAGTCTGCTTTCTGACACCCATAGGGTGAAGGTGTCGATCCCGAATTTGCATATCCGCAAAGGTCCCGGTACAAATTACGGAAAACAGCCGGGTTTTACAGGAATTGGAGTCTTTACCATCGTGGAAGAATCTGTGGGGCAGGGAGCTGCGAGATGGGGACTATTGAAGTCCTATCAGAAGAATCGGGACGGGTGGATTTCCTTGGATTATGCTACTCGTATTTAGATGCCAGCAAACCTGGAGTAAAGAAGAATAGACGGTGGAAACCGTTGAATTGCTTGACTTAATAGCGGTTCAGAGTGATTAATAGACTACCCAAAAATGAAAGGAGTTCTTATTATTATGGTAGTTTCAGGTAAGGTAAAAGAAGCAGCATTCTACTGTAGAATGAACCATAGCAACCATGATTACACGCAGTTTCTGGAGGAAATTCAGAAGACCCTTGATGGAAGATACGGAGCAGGGAACTGGAAAATGACATTATTCTTTGAAGTAGAGTCCGGTACAAATCCGAATCGGAAAAAGTTCCTCCAGCTAAAGTCGGAGATTCGGGCTGGTAAATGGGATGCGGTGGTGACGATGAAGGCAGACACCATTGCTAGGGATTGGAAACAATTCATGGAATTTATGGAGATATGTGAGGAGAACAGTGTGGAGGTCATCTGCACCCGTGATCCAGAAGATGCTGAACCTATATATAAACGGATTCAGCAGTTTGTCCGGGATTATTTTGAAGGAAGTGATTGCTCATGAAAATCCGAATACTGGAACCTGTTTTCCAAGTATCACAAAAGAAAAAGCGTGTCTGTGCTTATGCCAGGGTGTCTTCGGACAGCAAAAGGCAGGAGGACTCGCTGGAAAATCAGACAGATACCTATGAGCATCTGATTATTTCCAACCCGGAGTATGAGTTTGCCGGAGTCTATGCCGACCAGGGAATCTCCGGCTACTGCGAGAGTCGTCCACAGTTCCAGAAAATGCTGGGAAAGGCAAGGGCAGGGGAAATCGATTTAATCATAACAAAGTCAATATCGAGATTTGCGAGAAATACCGTCACCGTTCTGAAAGTTGCAAGAGAGCTGAAAGAGCTGGGTGTCGGTATTTTTTTTGAAGAACAGAATATCAACACCCTTTCCGGGGACGGTGAGATGATGCTTGCCGTCCTTGCTTCTTTTGCACAGGAAGAGAGCCGGAGTATGAGCGAGAACAACAAGTGGACCATTAAAAAGAAGTTTGAACAGGGAGAAATCATGATTAACACCGAGCGGTTCCTGGGGTATGACAAGGATGAGTATGGTGGATTGGACATTAACCAGAAAGAAGCATTAATGGTGGATTTTCTTTATGACATGACCTTGTTTGGATTGGGAAATTCCAGACTGAAAAGCCTGATGAATTTTCTTGGGGTAAAGACCGTGACCGATGCGGAATGGAATGAAAGCACGGTAAATGGGGTGCTGACCAATGAAAAGTACAAAGGGGACTATCACCTGCAGAAATACTTCACGCCAGAGAATAAGAGGAACCAGTCAAGGCTAAACCGCGGGGAAGTACAGAGTTACTACATCACAGATAACCACCCGGCTATCGTGAGTGAGGAGAAATGGAACCAGGTACAGGCGGAGCGGGAACGCCGGAAGAAAAATCGAAATATTGCTGCTGACGGTACTGAGAAGTACCAGAACCGATATCCGCTGAGCGGAATGCTGATTTGCCCATATTGCGGAAAGAATCTCCGGCGCAGAATGGTTTATAAAGGTAAGATTCAGTGGCTGTGCAGCACTTATATTAAAGAGGGAAAACAAGCCTGTCGGGGAGTGCGGGTGGATAATACTGAGGTCATAAAGAAGAACATTACTGAACCAACGGTAGTAGAGGAGGTGAACGTGCATGGCAAGAAACATTACCGTTATACCCGCAAGGCAGATTTCATCAGCGGACGAGAGTATGAGCCAGAGTGTGCGGAAGTTACGCGTAGCGGCGTATTGCAGGGTATCAACCGCCCAAGAAGAACAGTTATTAAGTTATGAGAATCAGGTAAATTATTACACTAAATTTATTAATGAAAATCCCCTTTATGAGTATGCAGGTACTTATGCAGATGAGGGCATTTCAGCAACCAATACCAAAAAGAGGGATGAGTTTAAACGGATGATAGCAGACTGTCGGGCAGGGAAGATTGACCTGATTATTACAAAGTCCATTTCACGGTTTGCAAGGAATACGCTGGACTGCCTGAATTATGTGAGAGAGCTAAAAGAACTGGGCATTGGTATCATTTTTGAAAAGGAAAATATCAATACACTTGATGCAAAAGGGGAAGTATTACTTACCATTCTTTCTTCACTGGCGCAGGATGAGAGCCGGTCTATTTCTGAAAATTCTACTTGGGGAATACGCAGGAGATTCGAAAAGGGGCAGCATAAAATGAGTACCAAGCGGTTTATGGGGTATGACACGGATGAGGAGGGTAAACTGGTGATCAATCGGAAGCAGGCAATCATAGTAAAACGTCTATATTATGAGTTCCTTAGCGGGAAAACGGTTGATTATATTAAGCGGATATTTGAGCGGGAAGGTGTTGTTAACTGGGATGGCAGCACGAAATGGCAGGTGACAACCCTACAGAGTATGCTGGAAAATGAGAAGTATAAAGGAGATGCTATTCTGCAAAAAAGTTATACAACGGATTTTCTGACGAAAAAGCGGGTATTGAATAGTGGAGAAATACAGAAGTTTTATATTGAAGATGACCATGAGGCGATTATTGAACCTTGGATTTGGGAGTGTGTACAGTTGGAGATTGAGCGGCGGAAACGGTATCTGGAGGAGCATGGAACCAATTCTTATTCTAATAATACGGAGAAGAATCCTTTTGCTTCGAAGATTGTATGCGGGGAGTGTAATAAAGTGTTTACCAGGAAGGGATGGCGCAGTAGTAATGGAGAAACCCGGAAAGTCTGGCAATGTAGCGAACGGTATAAGGTGAAAGGGGTTATGGGGTGTGCTAACCGGCATGTAGAGGAGAGTACACTGGAGAAGGCGTTTGTTATGGCCTGGAATGGGATTTTGGAGAATAAGGAATATTTTTTACGGAAGTGGGAGGAGCAGGATAAGAGTGAGAATTTATTAGAGGTGTATCGGGCTAAAGATTTTAGGAAGTTGGCGAAAGCGGTAGTAGAGGAAGCAGAAATGGAGCCGAATATTATGTTGAGAGTATTGGATTGTATTAAGGTGTTTGAGAATGGGAACTTGCTGGTGATATTTATGGATGGGATAGAGTTTGAATGTAATAGAGAATAAGGATAATCTGCTAGTCAACTGGTAGATAAACACCAGTTGACTGTTTTATCATTGGTTAATAAGGCGGTTGAAGGATTATATGTTTTATCTTATTGTTAGTAAGATGTTTTCGTGATATAATTTTAAATGTATATTTTGGGAACTTACGAGTTATATGCTTACATAATTGTGTACATTTAAAGCGGGAAAATCTTATAATTAACGAAGGAGATAAAATAATATGGATAATTTGGCACTAAAGGTATTCACTATATTACGTAAAACTTTTTTTGATGATGCAGGTAAATCAGTTTTATTTGACCTAAGAGAAAAATTCAATACGCAGGACGATCCATTTGATGAATACATAGCTTCTATTTTAGATAATGAATTGAGTAGTGAGAATGCTAGATGCCAGAAGGCATCTGGGCCATTAATAAGTCCAGATATGGTTGTATATAAAGTCGGTTTGGATACTAATAATTCTAACATTGATAATAATCCCAATGAAATAATAGGTATTGAAGTAAAAAAACTTGAAAGAGGTACAAATGGAAAAATTGCCCGTGCCACAGGATTAGATTTTAATTCTACACCTCCTTGTGGTCGTATTCGTATATATAGTCAAAACGACAGTGAATTAATAATTAAGGGCTATTATTTGTTTGCGTGTCTGGAAAGAAAAAATACTGGTCATTACTTTGTTAGTGCTATGACATTGTGTGATGGAGGTATTATAAATAATGATTTTGAGCTTTATATGCAAATAACGGGGGCAAGAGAAAAAGGAATTGGTTTGGGAACATATGGAGATGGGGCTAATCGCAATAGACCAATGCTTATATTTTCTAATCCACTTGGTGCCAATATTTTAGATAAAAGAATATCTCTAATAAGTGAACTTGACTTATCCTCCGAATTAGGTAATATAGAATTAGCTTGGAACTTTGTTCGTAAAGATACCAATAATAATAATAATCAGTTTTTCGTTTATTTAGATAGCAGGGATATACCTTTTGGACATAGGGCTGCACAGATAACAGAACCATTTCCAACTCCTATAAAGCGTAATGCTGAAACTCAAGGTAGAGGGAAGTTCAAACTTAATATTAAGATGGAGTGATATCATACTAATATGGGAAATAAAAATGTAATTGAGGAAGATTTTCCTTTTGCACAAATAAGCAAAGTGGCGGAACAGGAATCTTGGCGTAAAGAAGTATATCGACCATTATCTTATATTCATAAATGGTGGGCTCGTAGATTAGGAAGTGTTTTTAGAGGACTTTTGATTGGGGCGTTTGAAAATAACGATTGCAGTTTCATGGAGAAATTTTACAGTGACATTCAATATAATAATAAAGTTGTATTTGATCCGTTTATGGGGAGTGGAACCACAGTTACTGAAGCCGTAAAATTAGGAGCAAAGGTTGTTGGATCCGATATAAATCCTGTTGCAGTTACTATGGTAAAGGCAGCTTTAAGTAACTATGACAAGAAAGATGTACTTATTCAATACGATAAAATTGAGAGAGAATGTCAGGCTAAAATACAAGAATTTTATCAGACTATACACGAACAGCAACTCACAAAGGTTTTATATTATTTTTGGGTCAATACACTTGAATGTTCGCAGTGTGGTGCGGAGGTATCATTATTTAAAAATATGATATTCTCTAAAAATGCGTATCCGTCAAAAAAGCCTATGTCTCAATCAATATGTCCACATTGTAACGGTATTAACGAAGTTCATTATTTATCTGAAAATGAGGTTTGTAGGCACTGCAATACTACGTATAATCCTCAAAAAGGAAATGTGGAAAAGAATGATTATATTTGTCCTGTTTGTGGGAAACGTGAAAAAATAGTAAAATATATCAGAACAAAGAAAAAAATGCTTAATTATAAGATGTATGCTAAGATAGTATTAGATTCAATGGGAAAAAAACAGTATGTTAGTATAACGGACTATGATGAAGAATTATATCTGAAAGCTATAGAGGAACTTAGTAGTTACGAAAAGTATATTCCAAATGAAAGAATTAATGAAGGCCATAATACTAATCAAATATTGAATTATCAATATAAACAATGGCGTGAAATGTTCAATTGTAGGCAGTTACTTAGTTTTGGTATTTTAACAGAAGCTATATTAAAAATTGAAGATGAAAACCTTAGAAGACTTTTTTCAATATTAATGAGTGGATCTTTAGAATTTAATAATATGTTTTGTTCCTTTAAGGGGGAAGGTACAGGTGCTGTTCGTCCACTTTTTTATAATCATATTCTAAAAAATGAATTAATGCCTTTGGAGGCTAATGTTTGGGGAGGGGCAGGTTCATCTGGTGGATTTTCTAATATGTTTAAATCGCGAATTTTAAGAAGCCTGGAATATAAAGAGTCGCCTTATGAAATTAAATTAGTAGATGGGAAAAAGGCTGATAGATTTTATATACCTAACTGTAAAATAGAAATGGATTTTACGCAGTCAATTGAATCCTGGGAGCCTAACAATCCGCTATTATTATGTGGGGATTCGGCAAACAGTGGCCTACCAGATAAAAGTATAGATTTAGTATTGACAGACCCTCCATTTTTTGACAATGTCAATTATTCAGAGTTAGCTGATTTTTTCTTTGTTTGGTTGAAAAAGTTAAGTATAAATATAGATAATAAAGAATGCGAGACGACACGTCTACAAACTGAAGTCCAAGATAAAAATGCAAAATGTTTTAGCGATAAATTGCAGAATGTTTTACTCGAATGCCATCGAGTATTAACCGATTCAGGAAACTTAATATTTACTTATCATCACTCGCGGACAGAGGGGTGGGTATCAGTTTATAATGCGATAGCAGGTGCAGGCTTTAGAATTACAAAAGTGGTGCCAATAAAAGCAGAAATGTCCGTGTCTGTTTCCATTTTAGCTGCCAAGAGGCCAATAAATTATGATTTAGTTTTTGTTTGTAGAAAGATTTTACCTGATGATGATATAGAAGATATACAATTACTTTTTGAAGATATAAACATTGATTATGTTTTGGATAAATTTACATCAGCGGGTTTAAAGTTTTCGATAGGAGATAAAATGATATTGCTTTATGGTGAAATTCTAAGATGTTTATCATCACATGGAAAAAGGTCAATAACCAAAGAAGATATTGATTCAATAGAAAAGTTAATAAATTATGATATACTATGTTCATAATTAGCCATCCAATAGGGGATGGCTTTTCCCTTTTTGTGTAATTATTTTACATTATTAAGGTTCAATATTTATAACATAGTGACAGATTAACTTCTGTTTATCTGTTAACTCAGAGGTATAAAAATGCAAAATGGATTAAAATTACCACACATAACTAATGGTATATTTGTTAGAGAATTGAAGAATAGATTTTTATGCGAAGTAATTGTTAATGGGCATAAACAAAGATGTTATATCCCATCTTCATGTAGACTTGATAATTTTTTGAGCTTAGATGGAAAAGAGATATTGTTAATATCTACAAAGTCCTTAAAGGCAACTACTCAGTATTCTATATTAGCTGTACCATATAAAAGAAATTTCATACTATTAAACTCTAATATGGCAAATAGGTTAATTGAATATAATATAAAATCTAGAAGATTTTCTTTTCTGGGTAAAAGGAATGTAGTGAAAAGAGAATATACAATAGATAATTATAAAAGTGATTTATATATAGAAGATACAGATACCCTTATTGAAGTCAAGAGTATTATTACAACCGATAGACATGGTTTATTTCCTTCAATTTATTCAAAAAGGGCCTTAAATCAGCTGGATTATTTATTAGAAAGTTTAAAGAATGGAAGAAAGGTTGTATATATTATCGTTTCATTAAATCCCTATCTTAGCTCAATAATAGCGGATCGTAATACAGCGTTTTATCCAAAATATGTTAAATGTATAGATAATGGGATGACTGTTTTGGCATTATCTTGTAGATTCAATATTTATAATGAAATTGAAATTAATAGGAGGTTAGAAATTGAATAAGATATCATATGAGAAGTTTTTTTAATTCTTATCAACGATTAAAGTTTTGCCATGTAGTATAAAAAACACCTTTCACCGCATGTTGAAGCGGTGATAATGATGACGTATTGTGGTTTGGATAAGAAAAACAGGGGTTAGACCACAACATGTTGTGGTTTTTGAACTAAAAATGAGCAAAAAACGGGACTAAAAAATGAGATTTTTAGCCTCGTTTTTTTGGCTCTTCCACGAATGGCATAGGATGTTTCGCAGTTATCGTCAATTGCTAATATAATAGGTCTACACATTCTACTTAAAAGGTTAATCGTAATCGCATATATTTCTAAACGTGCACCATTTCCGAAAAGTGCAATTTTACCTAAGGTTTCTTTATATCGCCTCAATTACAAATTGATAATGATAAAATCCTTTACCGATGCAATATTCAGGATGTATATTTTTTGTCCAGCC